CTGTTATTCGAGTATTGTGTCGAGTTCTTCGCTCGTTTTCCTTTGCTGTGTTCTCCAACTCGCTCTTTCGTTCGAGTAGTTGAGCACGAACGCTCGCCAACCGACTTTCAAGCTCTTGCTTATCCAGCAAAGTCGACGGAAGAGATTTGTCAATGCTTCGATACAAATCTTTCCAATCTGCTTCAAGCTTTTGGGCCTGCTCAAACTCTTTATTGTCATTCTTAATTCGTCTAATTTCTTCTGTAATCCGTTCAATTTCTTTCTCCGCTTTCGTAACCTTTTCGGCTTCTGTATGCACCAGCGACTGCTTGAAGGTCGGATCTACCTCCTGTTCGCAGGTGGGGCAAACATCCCCCAATTTATTCAACTTTTCTATAAGGCGTTGAGACCCCGCTGCGACTTGAGTATGTGTACCCACTTGTGCCTGCAAAGAGTCGTATGACTTCTTTTCAGTTACTGTACAGCTTTGTGCTTCTTGTAAATCAATTTGACCGAGTAAGCGTCTTAACTGATTATTTTTTGAGATTTTTTTATTTTTTTCTGAGATATTTTCAATTTCTTTCGTAAGATGACGGAATTGCTTCTCATCTTCATCCGAAGAAATTGGTAAATCTAACATTGGCAGTATGTTAGTATCCCCCAACTTGTTATCTGTCAACCATTTTTCTATCGTATCGAGCTTTGCTTGTATTCCGTTAATTTCCAACGAGACTACTCTTGCTGCCTCTTTGAAAATATCAAATAACTCTACATAGTTTTCAAGGTGCAGCAAATCGATCAAAAACTTTTTTCTGTTTGTATCTGTAGCGGTTAGAAACTGCAAACTCGCATTTGTGTTTTGATACACTAACTGAGAAAAAGTTTTGAAATCTACACCAATAGTGTCTTGTATTGTTTTGTATGTATTTGTAGCAGTATGACTGGAGATATCTTCTCCGTTCTTTTCGAGTTTTACTTTTACACTTGTCTTTCTGTCAATACTAACTACATATGTATCTTCGTCTTTTGTAAAGGCTAGTTTTATATTGTAACCCTTACCTACGTATCTGTTTGGTATATCTGCTTTTTTGATTCCCTTGGAGTTTTTGTTGTACAGCGCCTCCTCTATAATCAGAGGTATAGAGGATTTGCCTGTACCGTTTGTTCCAATGATTTGAGTTACGGTGTTGTCGTCAAGCAGTAACTCATTGTCAGAACCATAGCTAAAGCAGTTATTCCACTGTAGCTGTTTTAGAGTAATCATTAAACGTTCCTATTATACTAGATATTTTATCTTTAGGAAGCTCTAGTATGTATTCTAGATACTCTGCTAGTTCTTCTCCTACGCTCATGTCTTTATCAAGAACAAGAGTTGCTTCTGTACTTCGTTTCACAACTTTCTTGTCTAAAAGCTCTGAGTTTTTTACTTTCGAGAGGTCTTGTATATCGCCTTCTAACTCATAAATTGTGTGGTGATATTCACTTGGAATCATCTCGTCTGGGCTGCTTACAGTCTTTCTAAGAAGCTGTGGCAGATAGAACTTATCCCACATCCAAGACCAGTCCTTGTCATTTATAAGCAAGTACCCTGTTTCTACTTCATTTCGGTGAAACGAAGTTGTCATGGGACTTCCTGGGTATACAATATTTCTCTGAGTATTACTATGTGCATGGAGGTCTCCTGCAAAAACTACAGGAAACTCAGATAATCTATCCAAGTCTACCTCTGGTTTTACGTGAGGAGGAATCTCTCCGCGCACATGAGTAAACAAAGGCATAGAGGTATGAAAACACTCTATACTATCTTTTCTGTGTAAGTCCGCGTAGGGAAGTACACTGAAACCTTTGTCTGAATCCACATAAGAAAAATCTACGACATGAATCAAAGGATTTATGTCTCTACTTACTTGCTTTAGCTGACTAAAGAAAGTTTTGTTTTTCTTTGTAGCTTCGTGATTTCCATCATAAATAAGAGTAGGAATAGTTACTCTACGTATAAACGAAAAGTATAACTCCAACTCTTCCATAGTCGGAAGACGATCAAAAAGATCGCCTCCGATTATGTGCATATTACATTGTTTTTCCTGTTCACTGATTTGTTCAAAAAAAGACTCATATCTTTTTTTCGCCCAAGCAACTGGGACATTCTTCTGCCCCAGTTTTATATGCCAATCGGCTGTAAACAGTATCACGCTACGTTGAACTCTTCTTCAAGGGTTTCATCAATCTCAGATACAGACTCTTGACGTATGCGGTCAAGAAGCTCTTTCTGAGCGTCAGGAGTAGGACGAGGCATTACGTCGTCCATGGACTTCACGTCAGCAGCAAGAGCTGCGTCAGAAGCCGAAAGTGCACTAGGCTTGCACTTGAGAGGCTGTAGTTGGTACTCTACATTGTAGGGAAGAGGCCCAGTTTTAACTCTCTTAAATTTGATTTCCCAGCCAGTTTCAGTATCGGTAGGGTCACCTAAGTCTTCTGCGGCAGTTATAATCTGCTCCCAGAGTTTTTTCTTTAGATTGACAACTTTTACTTCGCCGTTGTCAATGCACTGAGTTGCATAGCTCCAGCCACACTTGAGGTCGGGGTAGTATTCACGAACCCAATCCTTCTCTTTGTTGTTGAACGCTTCTGCATTGCGATCAAAAGACAGACACTCCAAAGGAATGTTCTTGTCGTTCTCGCCTTTGACCCAGTACACATAGCGAGCAAGAATGTCGCCTACGAGACGGAAAGAATTGTCACCGTCCTTGTACTGAAATGTGCTGATTGAGGTTTTTTGAGCAGAACCTTTCTGCTGATTAAATGATATTGCCATTTTAATGTATCTCCATTGGGGCTTCTTCATACCGAAAATGAATTCCATCATCTTCCATACGAAGTAGGCTAGGGTTGTCTAAAAACATAAAAGGATCTATTGTCAAATGAATTCGATCCAATGAAAGTTTGCCGTGTGCAGCATACTCAGCGTATGAACGTGCACTGGCCATTGCTACATAAATACAGACATCCTTGTACGAATACTCATAAGCATGGTACAATAGAACATCTGGATGCAGTAAAAAAGAGCCTCCTCGAAAATCAATGTGATAATATTTGTAAATCTTATCGTAATGATTCACGGGCAGTTGCTTCTCTACTAACATTTTTAAAACTCGTACTATCTCGGCAGTATTGCCTTTACAAGTTTCATAAATCTTTTTCCAATCGTAGAATAACATATTATATCAAAAATTATAATTCATGTCAAGTATTATTTTTTTAAAGTTCCTGTATCTGGTAACCCTGTTTCATATAGTAGCCCATCCTGTTGGAAGCCTGCCTTCGTGCAGTATTCCCTTTCAAATGTACATCTATAACGAGAGGTTTCTTTTTATTTTCTTTCTTTCGTATGACTCTACCTATCAACTGTGTAAGTAGAGGCTCGTTATTCACTGGTGTACCCAGAATTAGGCAGCTTAAGTCGTCTAGCGAGATACCTTCTGAGAAAATTGCTTGCGTACCGAACAAAATATCTGCTTTTCCGTTCGAAATTTTAGACATGAGTGTTATTCTGTCCTCATGTGCTACCTCGCCCGTAACACAAATAGCTCTATCACCTGCCAGTTCGGCGCAGACCTGTAAAAAATGCACACGATCACTTACTACGAGCACTTTGTGCCCTTTCTTTGCGTAAAATGCGGCTAAAAGTGCAATGCTGTGCAGATATTCCTCATTATAGGCTAAGTTTGTTACTTTATTTGCCCAAGGAATGTTACTTCCGTCCATAAATCGTACTTCCGAGCGGTATACAAGTATGCTCGGAGTCATATAGTTTTCTTTTGGGGGTTTGATTACTTTTTGTCCAAAGTAATCACGAAATACTACATGTTTACCGTCTTTTCTTTCTATAGTGCCCGATAAGCCGATCTTATATCTTGCATAATTTGAGTCTATGACTTTAGAAAACGTTGGAGACGAGACATGATGCATTTCGTCCAAGATGACGGTTCCAAATTCTCGACGTATATCTGGAATGCGACGGTACAGACTTTGAGTGTTCCCAATAACCACAGGACTGTCAATGTCCATTTTACCACTTCCAATAATACCTGCTGTAATTCCATATACTTTTTCTACCTCTGAGGCCCACTGGTTTCTTAGCGGGACTGTATGTACAACTATAAGTGTTTTCTGTCCGAGTTTGCCAGCTATTGCAAGACCTGTAAAAGTCTTTCCCCAACTGACCCAAGCATTTATTATACAGTTGTCATCAACTTCGTCAAAAGCATCCTTTTGGCTTGGTCGCAACTCAAACTTAAAATCAGGAA